GGCTTGATGCCACGCCTGCCGCCTGTGATGTTGGCGCGCAGGTATGGCTCGCGCTTTGCCTCAGGGAAGACCGTGACCATTAAACTGCGCTTGTTGGCCTTGTCCACCCGCCAGGCGTTCTGGATGAATGGGGTGGGGTTATCGAAGTAGGTACGGGATGCGCCCTTCAGTGCAGTGCGGGCATCGAAGCCAACGCTGTTGAGCGCCTGGCTGATGGCGAATGGCAGCTGCTTGGTCAGCGCATCCGTCCAGCGGATGGCCTTGGGCAGCTCTGACTTGATGTCGAGGGTGAGGGTTGCCATGGGTCAAGGGTAGGGGGAAGGGGCGCACCCATCCAGCGAGAAGGGGTGAGTTTGCGGGTGTTTCAGCTGTGACGGGCTGTTACAGGGTGCGTTACACCCGAGATCCTTTGCAGCACAGCGGGTTAGGCCCCTCTTGTTACGTTGTTACACCTTTTTAGAAATAGAAGTATTAGTAAGTAAGTGTGTCTCTTTATAAGGGGGTGTCTCTCTGTGTGTGTATTAGAGAGAGAGGCTATGTCGGCCAAAAAGCGTAACAGCGTAACAAGATCGGCAAAGTCCTTGCGCTGCAACGGTTTTCAGCCGTAACACCCCCCGTCACGAGGGGGTCACAACAGGTCAATTTGTAACGCCACAGCCCTGGAAAGGGCACCGCAACCCCTGAAACGGGTGGGTCCGGCCTTGGTCGCGCCCTTGAGCCTGGAGAGCAGCGTGCCCCAGCTGTGGGACCACTGCGTGTCACGCAGGATGGTGGCGATGGCCTCGGCGGTGTTGCTCACGAGCACCTGCTGGCTGTTGTCGACGCGCAGGCCATAGCGCTCCAGGGTGTCCTTGGCGCGGGGGCTGTCCACGTCGCGATCGGTGAGCTTGTGGGCGGCAATCTCAACCAGCTCGCCAAGGGTGCGGGTCAGTGTTTTCTCATCCGTCTCAACCCGGACTTGATGCTGGAGGATGCGCTGGATGCAGCGCTGCTCATCGGGCACCTCGGTGGACTGGCTGTAGGGCTCCCAGTCGTTCTGGTCGATCAGGTCACGCGCCATCTGCTCGGTGGCGACTTCGCTCGACATCAGCGACCATGCACCAGCCAGCAGGGTGCCGTACTGGTCACCGAGGCGCTGCGAGTCGAACCGCTCGGCTGCCACGCGAGTGAACACGCGCACACTGGCGCGGATGGTCGGGATGAGTGCCACGGTGCGTGCGATGAGGCGCCGGCCGGTCTCGCTGTTGATGTGGCGGTCCAGGTCGCGGTCGAGAGCCTCCCAGTGGTGGATGCGTTGCTCCTTGGGCAGCTCATTGGGTGAGCGGAGGGTGAGCTGCGCGAAGCGGCTGCGGTCGGCGCCCTGCTTGAGAGCCGTGGCGATTGACGACATCAGGAACATCGAGCGGATGTTGAAGCGGGTGACATCACCACCGGGGCTGCCCTTGAGAAGGGTGGCGTGCGACTCGCTGGACGCAACACGAGCCAGCGCGAGAATGTTCTGCATCCGCACCTGGTCGGCCTTCTCGTTCGACTCGGCCTCATCGAACACGACAGGCAGGGCATCACAGCGCAGGGTCTGGCGCAGGCCGGCCTCGGTGGTGTTGCCCGCAACGATCAGCCCCATGTCAGCCAGCAGCGGCGCGACATAGCGGTCGAGGATGGCGGACTTGCCGGATCCTGCTGCTGCGGTGAGCCATGCGTGCGGGCGCCACGGCAGAGCACCGCAGATCGGCGCGAGGGTGACCCAACCAGCTAGGAGAAGGCCAGATGCTGGCACCTCCCAGTGGAAGCGTTCTGCGATCTCGCATAGTGCGAGAGCTTCCAAGTCGGTGAGGGGTGTGGCGGTGCCGGGTCCGGTCAGCTCCGGCATCCGGTGGTAGAGGTAGGACGAGTCGAACGGCTTGAGCACTGGGTGGCGCTTGCCGTTGACCACCAGCTGATCACCGAGGTGAAGGATGGTGCGCTGGCTGTCCCACCAGGCGCCGCGGCCACGGATCCGGTCGGGGTTGTAGACGCCACGCTGGGCGCTGATGGCAAACAAGGTGGCAGCTGCTTGTGTCCAGTCGATGCCACCGCGATCCGTGGGGCATAGCTGGCGCCAGTAAGGCAGGCCAGCCAGTGATGCGAGGTTGGTGGATGTGTGTGATGCGCGGGTGAGGCGCACGACTTGGCCGGTGTTGTGCGGGCGGTAGTAGTAGGCGTCACCGTCAAAGCCAAGGCAGGTGAAGTGATCGTTGGCGTCGAGATCCGGCAGGTCGGGCTCAGTGTCAGGATCTGGCTCCAGCAGCGGCTGGCTCACGGGTTCTGGGTCCAGCTCCAGCGGTGCGGAGATGTTGGCCTTGATGTAGGCCGCGGCCTCATCGGCTGACCATGTGGCATCGGCCAGATCCCAGCCCTCGGATGCGTCGGGTGGCGGTGTGACCATCTGCACGCGGTCGGCTGGCAAGCGGAGCAGCAGCTGCGCGAGCTTGTCCATGGCCTGCTGGCCAACGGCATCGGCATCAGGCCAGAGGATGATGCGCCGGCCGGCGAGCGGCGACCAGTCGGCCTTGTCGATGGCCTTGCAGCCTGACGGCCAGGTGGTGACGACAGCCTTGGGGTAGAGCTTGGCAGCGGCGTCGGCGGCCTTCTCACCTTCAACGATGAGCACGGTGCCGGTGCGTGTGCGCAGCTGGCTGAGGTTGAGCAGCGGGCGCGGCGCTGGTAGCGCCTTCCACTCCCAGCTGCTGCCTGACCACCACAGTGGGCGGATCTTCTTACCGGGGAAGCGGCAGACAATGAAGGTGTCGCTGTAGTGCCAGACATGCTCAGCGCCCTTGGTGGGCGGCTCTGGGCGCTGCAAGGCGAGGCCAAGGTGCTGCTCAATGCGCTGGGCGGCCTCCTTAAAGGTCCAGCCAGTACGGCGCAGAAGCATCTCCATGCCGGAGCCGCCACCACCGGCTTGGTCGGGTCCGCCGCATTGGTTGCAGAACCAGGAGCCGGAGCCGTCCTGATCATCGAAGCGGTAGCGGTCCTTGCCACCGCAAAGCGGGCAGGGCTGGTGCTTGTCGGTGAGCTGGTCAGAGGAGAGCCCAGCAAGGGCGCCAAGGATCGACGGCCAGTGGCCGTTGGCGGCCTCAAGAATGTTTCGCTTCATTGGCAATCGCTTGATCAATTACTTCACGAACAACATCCGCCAACGAACGCAGTGGTGTCACTTTTGCTTGTAGCCATTGCTTCTGATCAGCACGCAGAAGCACGACTAGGCGCTGATGGGCTCTCATGGGGTTTCACCGTGCTCAAAGCGGGCGCTGCTGGCCAGCGAAATAGCGTTGTTGATCTTCCCCTCAAACAGGTTCCATAGAGGCTTGGAAACCATGATGAAGCCCTTGTGAGGGTAGTAATCAGTCACGCCGTCAGCCTGAAGATCTTCAACGTCCCCTTTCCCAAAGGGCGTTTCCCAATCGCACTCCCAGCAGCTGACACCCATTTCATCGCTGCAATCGTAGACATCGCTGTTTTGGATGATCTGACCACAGCGCGGGCAAAGCGTGTGCGTTGAGAAAACGTGCTTAGGCGTTCCACTGAGAAGGCTCGACCTAACCATTTGTGGCTGGGTATGGGCGTCGGAGGGTGGATTAAGCGCCTTGCCGAACGCCGAGAACTTTTCATCGGTGGCAATGGTCTCTGGCTTGATTTCGTACCAAGTGGGGAGCCCTTGCGGCGTCAGCACACGAAAGTCGGGCAGGTAGCGATGGCCATCAATGTTGAAGCCTTCAGGCTCGTACTCCCAGCGCAAGCCAAGTGCCGTGAAGAAAACTGCCCAGCGAGCTTCCAGCCTGCTCCTGAAGCGATGGCCGTACGCCCGCGTCTCAATGGGTTGGAGTGTTGTCACAGAGTTGTCACTGTGTTGTCGCGTCAAAGCATAGCCCCCGTGTCAACCGCTCGCTGGTCCGCCAATGATCCGCAGCGCATCGTTTACGGAGCGCGCCACTCCAGCGATGCCACCAGCGTCTTGAACCACGCCGAGCCATGCCTGCTGTTCAGGGCGGAGGCGACCTGTGGGGGTCTTGATCTCGATGGATGTGAACACGGCGATGCGCTGGCCAACCATGTCGGGAGTCACGGTGACGGTCCGCCAGCCGATCAAGTCAGCGGAACCACGGGCCAGGCCGAAGGTGACCAGCCGGCCGGTGCGTGGATCGGGCAGGCTGCCCACCTGATTGCGGAACAGGCGGAGATCGGATCGCGTGCCAACTGCTAAGCGGATTTGCTGCTGAAGGATGGTTTCAGCATTGGCCACGCGCTTGATAGATCCGATACGCCCAGCCGGGACTGTAACCGCGCTCTTTGGCTAGGGCGAGCAGTTGCGGGAGGGTGCGAGCGGTGCCTTGCTTGCGGCGCGCCTGCCGCATCTCGGTCCGTTTCAGTTCTTGCAACTCACCAGCCTGTTGGCGGATTGTACGCGGTTGCGGCGCACACTCCGCCCCACAACAGGGGCAGATCGGCTGCGGCTTGAAGGCGGCGAAACACACCTCACAGGTGCGCACGGATGGAGCTGCCTGGCCACCACCTGCACGCCGGGCGCCATGCTCGAGCGTCCACTGGCGGATGTCATCAGGAAAGCCGTGGCGAGTGACGTTGCCGACGTGATCAAGGATGATCGCGGCGTCCTTGCCAGGTGCTGGTCTGAGCACCCGACCTACCTGCTGCAGGTAAAGGCCGAGCGACTGGGTTGGCCTGAGCAGGATGGCCACGCTGGCTGCCGGAATGTCAAAACCTTCGCTAACCACGTCAACCGTCACCAAGACACGGATGGTGCCAACAGCAAACGCAGCGACCACGGTGTCCCGATCGGCTGTTCCGCCCAGCAGCAAGGCTGCGTTGATACCGGCCGTCTCAAATGCGTCTTGCACTGAGATGGCGTGAGCAACATTGCAACAGAACGCGATGGCCTGTTGTGCGCCTGCGAGGCGTTGGTAGTGCGCGATCGCGTCGCCCGTGACTGTTGGCTTGGTCATGGCCGCCGCGGCCTGGTCGTTGGCATAGTCACCAACTCGGGTGCGGATGCCGGATAAATCGGCCACCATGGGCGGCGCAAAGATCCGTGCGGGTGATAGGTAGCCGGTGGATGTGAGCATCTGCACCGATGGCCCTTCGACAAGCGCATCGAATGTGTCGCCAAGGCCGCGGCCATCAAGCCGGCAGGGCGTGGCGGTGACGCCTAGACGCAAAGCAGCAAGCCAATGGCTGAGGATGCGCGACCACGACCCAGCAGCGGCGTGGTGCGCTTCGTCGATGATGATTAGGCACGGCTGCCAGCTGATCGTGGCGAGGCGGCGCACGAGCGTTTGCACCGATGCGACCTGAACCGGCTGCGGCGATGGCTGGATGCCAGCGGCAATGATGCCGTGCTCGACGCCGGCGGCGGTGAGCTTGCTGCTGGCTTGATGGATCAGCTCGCGCCGATGGACCAGGATCAGCACCTTGCGGCCGCGTTCGGTGGCGCTGGCAGTGATGGCCGCCAGGATCACGGTCTTGCCTGCACCGGTGGGGGCGACCAGCAAGGGTGCCCGAGCGCTTGAGCGATATGCCTGCCGGAGATCGTCGATGGCCTGCTGCTGGTATGGCCGAAGTTGCATAGGGTTGCATCTGGTGACACGATCCTATAGGATGCCGCAAGTCGCCACAACTTATGGAGAACGCCGACTATCACGCGCACCCGGCCGTGAGCAAGTCAGGGCTTGATCTGATTGCTCGTAGCCCGCTGCACTACTGGGCGCGCTACATCGATCCGAACCGCGTGCCAACTGAGCCAACGGCTGCGATGCGGCTCGGGACTGCGGTGCACACGCTGACGCTCGAGGCCGATCAGTTTGAGAGCCGTTACGTGACCGCCCCGAACGTTGACCGCCGAACCAAGGCCGGCAAGGAAGCATGGGCTGAATGGGAGGTCGAGGCTGCAGGCCGTGAGCTGATCACTGCGGATGATCGCGCCACGATTAGCCGCATGGCTGAAGCTGTCTGGCGCCATCCTGCTGCAGCAATGCTGCTGGCGCTGCCCGGCGAGGCTGAGACCACTCATATGTGGACCGATGCCACCACGGGTGTCGATTGCAAGTGTCGGCCGGACTGGTTGACCGGCAACCTGATCATTGACCTGAAGACCACGGAAGACGCCAGCCCACGTGGTTTCCAACGCAGCGTGGCGACTTACAGATACCACTGTCAGGCAAGCTGGTATCTCGACGGAGTTCAGGCATCCACCGGCACCAGGCCGGATCAGTTCATTTTCATCTGCGTCGAGAAGAAGCCGCCCTATGCGGTGGGCGTTTATGCCGCCGATGCGGAGATGATCCAGATCGGTGCCGAGACAGCTGCGCGCGACCTTGAGGTGTACGCCACCTGCAAGGCGGCTGATGCGTGGCCGAGCTACAGCGACCAGATTGAGCCGCTCAGTCTGCCCGCATGGATGCGACCGCGGGCTGATGGCTCCATGCCCAATCCCCCTGAAATCGAAACCTACTGATGGAATCCACAGCACTCACCACTACCCAGCCGACTGGCTCGGTGTT